GTTTCCACAAACAGGGAAATCTCCCAACACGCACCAAGGCGAAGACGGGTACGTTATGCAACGTCTGCGTCAGCACAGGCAAACGGAAATTTTAAATGGCAGATGACACAGAAAAGCACGTTCTACATGGTGTCGTGGTGGATGGTTCCACGTGCGATTGCCAAGCCTGCACCCTGTCACGGCAAATCTTCGCACCATTTGATAAGATGGTGCAAGAGAGTATGCGACTTTGCGACCCGGCAGAATTGAAGGCGGCAAATCTGCCCGACTCAAAGGAATTCGCGCTGGTAATGATTCTTGAACATGCCGTTGGTGAGCTTTTCGCGCTTGGCTGCTCTCCGGTATTCATCGCCAACATATGTGCGACTGCACATCAAATGTTCCAACATTGGGAAGAGAACGGCCGAGGGGCAACCGACACCCCGCCGTGTGAGCAAAGCAGCCCGGTTCTGCATTAGCCTCTGTACGGCCCTAGGAACCGCCCCCGAGGGCACGCAAGCGAGGTTGCCCGGCCGGAAACCCGGCAACCCGCTCCCTGCGGCTCCCTGGCCTATTGGCGACGGCAACGCGGCCTAGGCTGCCAAAGCCGCCCCCGAGACGGGGGCATGCGTCGCCAAGGCTGCCGATACCAATTCCGCATGCAGCTTTACGGCACCGGCTCCACATACGGAGTTGCGAAAGTGAAGATCAGAATTAGCACCACCACGACTCCAATGACTAGAGCCGCAATTTCACCCTTCGTTAGACTGCGCTTCATGCCTAGCTCCTTTTGCGTGGATTATCAGTGGTAGCCTTTTTTACCTGCAATCGCAAATCTTCTAAATCACCCTCTAGTTCTTCAATTTTCGCCCAAGCCTGTTGCAGTGAACGCCAAAGGACAGGAATCATCTCGTCCTTTAGCAACTGCTTGGTTTCACGAGCTACGCCTTCAAATTTTGTAGACTTATCACTCGCTCGCGGCAGCGGCGGAGGGGCAGATTCGCCGGATTCACTTGTTGGTACGCTAGATTCTTCCGGGATAATAGGCTTCATATTTCGCGTATCGACGCATTCAACGCTACGCACTGCTTGCGGTAGATATTTCTCAACGTCTTGCGCCACAAATCCAGAGCGTTTACCCGGTGCAAATTCACGCAGCGAAGGTTCTGTATATTCGTAATCCTTAACTTGAATAGATTTTAAAATTTTAGTTGCATCAATCTTGGATGCGCCCAAAACATTTTTCAATCTGCCATCGGAAGCAGAAAGGCCACCAACCCATGTGATAGAACCATTCCATGTCGTGTAGACATTACCGTTATTATCACCTCTAAACGATCCCTGATCCTCGGAACCGATTTTAAATTCGAATCGTTCGTGATATCCACGATGGCGCGCCAAATAGTTAAAACCTAATTCATTTGCAAGGTAATATTGACCATCACTTGTTGAAACACAATAATAATTAACACCGCTAGTGTTAGCCATTGTAATTGTTGTATGGGGTTGTACGCTGTTCGTATTTACCCAAAGATTTGCAGATGCATAAACATGATTATCACCAACAGAGAGGGGAGAAAAACCAACACTTTGATTCCAGAGATGGAATCGCGCTCCCGTACCCGCCATCAAAAGCCACGTTCTATCCCCTTGAAATTGAATAACGGGCTGACCATCCGTTCTAGATAACACCATGGAGTTTCGATCAGAAGGACTAGTAATTGTTACTTGTCCAATGGGTGAACCACCACCAAAGGAAGCGCGGCCAATTGTATCAAAGCGTAGACGCTCAGCCCCCGCTGACGCATCTATAAGACGAAAATTCCCGTAGTCTCCACTCCATCCCGTAACTTGCCACGACCATTCACGCACGTTTGCCACAACCATCTTTAATTCTGCACCTTGCTCCGGCGTGGCATTGTATACACCGAACGCGGTTGTTGTTACCCAATTGGCGTTTATTGCCAGCCGAGTTGCAACCTGAGCATCAACATAATCCTTGCGCGTCAGCGCATTAACTTCCGAGCGCTGCGGACCAGCCAAAAAAGCAGCAATCGTGGTGAGAAATCCTGTCACCGCATCCATTTGCAACATTGCAGAGGGTGAGGTGTAAATACGAAATACTCCGCCTTGCTTCTCAATAACCGCGTCACCACCAGCACCACCACCACTTTGCAAAATAAGCTGTCCACCGGTTTGTGCGGCACTGGCATACGGAGTAACCGAAACACGACGAGCAACCGTAACTTCACCGCCAATTGAGCCTCCGGAACTTGGAACCGCTCCGGCCGGTTTCCACACCCCATTTTCTACGCGGCCAATTTCACGATCCCCCGCGCCGTCATAGAGATAGAGAATGGTTGCTCCGGACGAGCCGATATCAACCCATTTCGAACCACGCTGCACGTAGCTAGGCCGAGCGGTTCCGGAATGATTGGTCAACGTCGCCAGTGCCCATTGATTTAGAAAATCGGCAAGCTGCGTTCCTGTGTGCGTGCTCGCGTCAATGGTAGGCAGCACATATTGAGTCATTATCGTTGCCCCTAGCTAGATTTGCCGTAACCCATTGCGAACCAATCAATGATTCCGCTAGTGGGAACGCCGTTGCTAATCAACGTCACATCAAATCCGTTGCGGTCAACCGCTCGCACGATCTTGGTTCCCTCCGGAGCGTTCGCCAACGTGAGCGACAAAACCGGTGGCTCCCAAAACCCGTTTTCAAATAGGATGCGCGTTCCGTCACCATCAATCGCCACGTCTTGCCCGGATTCCCGTCGCTCGACCACATCAACCCGAACCTCAGCCCATCGCACAGACGGAGTTATGTTCGGCTCACGGCTCCACAACCGGATTGCCCATTGCACAATCGTAGCGTCCCAATCCCCCACGATCAACCGTGTCCATTGGGTTTGGTTGGCTAAATCTCCGGCCAGCGGCGCGGCATTGGCGAGCGGCGTGAACCATGCTGAGCCAAGAGTCGGCGGATCGCGCAGAACCCGAACATGCACCTCCGCATCCCAATCCCGGCCGCGTTGCGTGTCGTCAAGCGGCACCGCACTAGCGAGTGGCACCCAACCCGCCATCGTGCGACCGGCGGCATACCCATAGGCATCAATCATGCTGGACATGCGCACGCGCAGTGGAGTCACAGTTTCGAACTCAACAGCGCTATAAAACCAGCCCTCTTGTTCGTATGTACCATCTGTGTTGCGCTGTAGACGCAATTCCGCAGACAGACGCGTGGTGCCGATAAAATCCCCGATCCAGCCGGGACCGGGAAGCGTTGGCACATCCCGAAACGGGCCGGGGCGCATGACTGGCCTAACGGCACCGGGATTCGCACGTGGTGCAATGCGACGACCGTTTTTCCGTCTTGCCTCAGCCTGTGCTTTCAAGGATGGCGGGGGAAGCTGCCGCAGTTGAGGCGGAGAACCTTCCTGTAAGATCAGGCCGCTTCCGTCTTCAAGCGCGATCCATTCAAGCCCGTTTTCCGTCAGTATGTAATAGCCGCCCGGAACCACCGTGCCAATCGTGACAATCGGCCCCCGAACTGTGTTCGCGTTCGTGATCCTTGGCGCACCAACATTCACCGGACCACGCAACGCGGTTGGAACGCGCAACGTGTCCGTATCCACGTATTTGGAAAACACCAAATTACCAGCCGTAATGTTGGCGGCATTTGGAGAACGCATGTTTTCAGCGTCAACCAACTTTTGCGGGAACACCGTCTGCAAAGTTGGAACGACGGAAGTTTCGGCTTCCTGCAAAATGTAGCCGGGCTGTGCGTTGCTCTCTTGAAGTAGAGAACCATCAGCAGTTTCAACAAGAATCTTGCCACCAATTCCCGAGTCACGCTGCACGATATGAACACGCAGCGTGTCCACATCAATGATTTTCGCGACCTGTAGCGCACCCGGAGCAGCAACGCGGGATACAATAGGCGGCTTCAACGAATCCGCATCAACCACCTTTGCATGACTCACTAGACCAGAAAGAAGCGCATTGGGAGGCTTGGCGAAATCGAAGTCAGTGAATTTGCTAATCGACAACGTAATTGCGGAAGGCGAAAGACTTGGAACACGCAACGTATCCGAATCACTGATTTTGGAAAGAGTGGTAAATTGCTCTTCCACGTCAAGCGGACCACCGCCAGCCGCAAGAACAATCACCACATCTAGATTCGGCAAATCTTCAATATAAGTTCTCGTAAAGGACGGAGGACCATAATTACCAGACGTATCAACTGCACTGATCGCATACAGACCAGTGCGCGCACTTGTGGTGAACTGCGTTGCGTGGAACGGAATCGAATCCGCTAGCAACGTCATATTATTCCAATCGTTGATGTTGTTACCAAGAAAATCAACGATAGTATCCCGACTTGCAAACCGTAGCTCATACCGCTCAATGTCAATAGCATTCAGCGGAGGTTCCCACATCAACAAGATTGTTTCAGACAGGATATTTGCCGAAAACGACGCCACCGGTCCCGGTGGTTCATTGTCACGCGTTAGCAAAATGTTTATTATTACCGGGTTCGACACAGAACCGGTTGGCGTGACGCCAAGCACAGCAAACGTCCGCTCAACGCCTTCCCGTGGAACAGTCAACCGGGAAAGCGTTAACTCATAACTAGCCATGGTTGTGTCAGCTATAGGAGTCCAATTTCCAGCTACAATTTCATACAAAATATAACGCTGAAACGTAACGCGCGGCGGAGCAATCCACGTGAAGCGAAGAGTTATAAACGGATAACGATTTTCATACGTATAGTGTGGAGTCACTACGAAGCTGCGCGGTGAGTCTACAAGAACCCGCCGAGATGGCACCCATGTTGGTGGCGCATAATCTGGAATTACCGTGTATTCTGCTTGCCTAATCCCGGAAGCTTCCTCAACAGCTTCAATGGTTGCCGTAAAATCCGGGCCGGGAGTGACTCTGGTGACGATCAATGGAATCGTGGTGTTTGTTGTAACACCGAGAACGCAAAGCATACCCGGCTTTAGATTTTGTGCGTTACCCGGAGTCACACGAACCGCACCGGGGCGAGTTGGCGACAAATCCACCGCGACTAATAAATATGCTCCATCTGACAACCGCACGCGCAGTGTGTCATTACCATTCAGGGAATCAATAGATTCATCAAGCCAAATATCTTCCCCCTCCACGCTAGCAATACGCATTGCCTCACCACCGGCACGCAACGAGTCGCTAGCCACCAACACCAAATCGCCCCGCTGGCAAATTAACCCTTCAATATCAGTGCTAATTGTCCAATTCTCACGGCGCAATTTACCCTCAGCAAGCATGCGCCGACCAGAACGCCAAACTTGCCACCACCGAGTCATGCCGGGCGATTCTTCGACGGTTTCAAATTCCGTCGCGTTCCACCCGTTGTAACCGTCATCGTAAACGGTCAACTCTTCCTGCAAGTTGGATTGCTCGCTAAGGAAACGCATGCGCAGCGCATGCGGCTGTCTCCGCCAGATGCGCTCAAACTGCATGCTTTTTGTGTTTTTAACCGTAAACATCTGTACTGGAACGCGTGCCTCATCCTCCATAATAATAGAGTATTTTCCATCACGAATGGTAGGAATAGCCCGACCGCACCGCGCTATATCAGTAAGCAATTCACCAATAGTGACGCGCCCTTCAATGAACAGATCACACATATAATACACATCCCCCTGTGGGGATGTGGAGGAACACACGTCTGCCCAACGTTCGAATTGCGGAAAGTCAATCAGAGAATCCGGCACCGGGCGCGGGTTCGCTGTTCCGCGCAGCACTTCCAAATAATGTGCCGCCGGGTTTCGACTCGGCTTCCATTGCCAGCCGCCGAAACCAACCGAATGCGGTTCTGTGTGCCAACTCGTGCAATATGCGGTAAGCGTATCAAGCGGTCCGGAAAGTTGGTCATTCGCCTTGACTCGAACTTCCAGAATCGAATGCCCCTGAGACGGGAAAAATGGCTGGCGATAATAGCGGGAAGATATCGAACTAAGTGAAACTTTGTCCACCAACTCTGTAATCGTAGCTTCATCACTCGTGCGACGATAGGCAAATTCAACTGTCCGATTACCGGGAAAACCTTCCATCCATAGCTGAACCGTCAAAGCTTGACGTGTTGCCGCGCGAACCTGCAATTGCCCCGGAGGCCCATCGAAGGGTTCGACTATGCCAACGACATTAATCTCACCGTCAGGGATACCAACAGCGGCGCGACTAGTCACGTAAACTCTAAAGTGAGCACGAATTACGTTTACATCGGTGCCGCGCCTTCCGGTTGTATCATCAGGCCACCAATTAAACACTTCAAGAATTTTAACTGCACGTGAACCGGGAAACACGATGAACCAACCGGGTTTGAGCCAAGCGGAAATACTCTGATCACCGTAGACCCATACCTGTTCATCTGGTTCAAAGGTTTGTGTTATATTTCCAGCGGCATCGAATCTAAACGAATGAATCGGGGACGCCCAAGCTTCAAACCTTTGCCGTACCGTGCCGCCACTTACTGAGACAGAATTAGACGCTGAGGCGTTACTGTCCCAACTAATCCATTTAGCAGGCACAGAATCCAGCGTATTCCACGTAGTGTCACCCACATAGCGCCAAATGATATCAATCCATACTTCATGCGACGCTGGTTGAGAACGACGGTCTATCGTAAACAACCCGCCGGGAAATACAAATTCAAGCGTAACACCCTGCGCATTGGTGTCAGCTTGAATAAATTGATATGACCGACTAAGGGTAGCTCCAACCGAAGTGGTTTGCACATCTCCGTTGTAAAGCTGCAACGCATCGCCAGCTTCAAAAAAGTGGTGTATTCTAATGTCAACTTCACGAAGATAACCAATAGGCGTGTCACCAACTCGGATATCAGAAATATCCAACGGACCATAACCAAAATCGTAAACTGCAAATAAATAACTATCCCGCCCGATCGATAAAACATATGGCTCAGCAACCAGATTCGGCGCAATCCGTGCCGAACCAAGCAAGCGCGGCATGGCCGCATAAGGCTTGGCTTGGTTCCGTTGACCACCAATCGTGTAATATGTCGGTTCAGACTGTGAGGCGCTTGCACTGATGCCAAGAGCACCAGCCGCCCCCAAATCCGCGCGCGGCACTTTTGGACGAACCAACGCCGACAGGCCGAGATTGCCGACTAGCGCAATACCGGCAATCAGCATGTTGGCTTGCCACGAACCGGCAGCCGCACCGAACAATGAACCAGCAAGTGCTGTACCGGCCCACCATGCAAACGCCATGATTGCAATTGACGCGACGATAGCAAGCAACTGCTTGCCCCGCCCGCCCCCTTGCGGCACCACAGCTATAACTAGCGTGCTTCCGGCGCGCGGGCGCACTCGGTGCCAACGCTCGCGCGGCACCACGTGCCCATTGACGCTCACAGCCGTATAGGGCCAAAACGCCGACTGCCAACGCGCCTTTTCCAAAATTTCAGTGATGGTGAGACCTTCGCCTATCGCGAATGTCTCCGCCCCCTCACTACTGAGCAGCCGGGGGCGTGTTTGAACGGTTAGCGCATTGGCAACGGGTTCGTCATCTTGCCCGACCGGTCCCGGAAGCTGCGCAGTGCCGTCCACCTATACGCTCCCGTTATGAAATACTCCGTTGACACCGACTTGATAGGCACATTCGCAGGCCCAAACTCAGGCCGCATGTGCAACATCGTCCGTTGCCAACCATACCCTATGCCAGAACAGAGGGCTATATGTACAGGCTCGGTTTCGGTTTTCATAAGCAGCGCGTCAAACGTCTCCACATCTTCCAACCGGATTCGCTGTGCTAATTCACTGGTATGTAATTTATAAGCTGCGGCTGTTGCACGTACATCCGATGCATCGTTATATTCATCTGCAAAACTAGGTAATTCGATTCCAAGTTCTGTTTTCATTACTAATCTAACCAGCCCCCAACAGTCACAACCGTTCCAATCTCGACCGTGCGACTTCCACGGAATACGCAAATATGGAACAACATTAAATTCGTTCACCGGAAAATTCCTGGCGTTGAAGCTGGCGTATAATCCTCAGCCGGGTACGTCACCTGATAAATAGTATCCGTTAAAATATCACCAGATATGGTGGTATCAGAAACCGTTATTCGGCGTAATTTCAATCCATTGGTGGCCATAACCACATCACTCGGATTGCTGATCAACACGACTTCCAAAAGTATATTCACGTCTCCGTTAATTTGCCGAAGCGTGTCTAGGATATCTCCGGTTACGTTATCAATCGTGATGGTGGCTTGTGAAACGCGTTCGTCATCATCACCGGGCAAGGTGATTTCAAACGGATATGCGACATAGGTTACACCACGACTAATTATATCTTCGTTATTGTTAACGACGCGAATCGCTGCCGTTTCTCCATCCTGTGGCCACGCAGTGAGCAGCAATAAAAATCCGTCATCAGAATGTAGCGCTTCGGCTGTGTTGCGCGCCGCAAGCGAAATCGTGCGCGCCATTCACATTTCTTCCCATGCGCAAGTTACCTGAATAAACTTCCCTTCATAATCTGAAAGTTGAGGCTCTTCCGTCCAACGCCACGCTTTCAGGATTTTAGAGAAAGGGTGCGTGAAATAAAATGGACGCGCTCCGCCTAAACAATCGGCTTGATAAAATTGAATGAAAGAAACATAGCCGGGGCTAGAGAGCTTGTTAGACGGTCCACGCACCAACAAGAATCGTGACTGCGCGGTTACGCGCGTGCGCGTATAACGTCTACGTGTTTTAGCAACTCCAACCTGAACTTCGCTCCGCAGCGTCGTGGAAATTGGACGTTCCATCCAAGACGTTGGGCATTGTGGTAACGATATAGGCCAGTGTAAAATTATGCTGCCGCTCATCTACCGAACCCCCGAACGGCGCAAGCCGAACGACGTACCGAGAGAGCGATCAAACCGCCCCTCGACTAGCCCGCGATCAACGGCACGCTCAATGTAAACGTCAATCTCCCGACCATTCGCGCCGTCGCGTGTCTCTGTCCGAACTTGATTGTCGCCATTGTTATAGATGTTGACGACTACCGGCGCGGCGTCAACGCGCGCCTTTACGCCAAGATCACCGGCAGAATCGCGAAACAACGGGGCAATCATCTCCGGACGACCGGCTTCCGCGATGCTGCCGAACGAGAACAGAGACGGGGAGCTAACAACACCGCCTTGCGCAAATGGCACTACGTTATGATTGGCAAAGATATTTCCGTGCGCACTCTTGAACCCGCCTCCAACAGAAGGCGCGAAGCCAGACATTAACGCCTTCATACCGATGTTAAGAAGATTTTGAAGAGCCGGTTCAATAAACGTGCGAAATGCCAAACGCTGGAAAGTCTTCAAAATAGACTCAAGCAAATTATTAACCGTATCCATTACATTGCCGCTCATATCAAGAAACGCATCTTCAATATCGCGCATGATGGTGTCAGTTGCTTGACGAATAGCACGAACCTGCAATTGATAGGGGCTATTCTGCATCGCTTCCGATGCCTTGCGCATGGCACGTTCAATAAATTGAGGGAAATTCTCTTCCGCGAGTTCTCCCGTGCGAATCATCTCCTGTCCAAGTTCCGTAATTCGCTGGCGGAACTCTTCTACAATCGGTCCGGTATTTCCGCCGATCTGATCCACCGCCGCCGCAGCCTGCCCGGCAGCCTCAGCAAGCCCCCGCATTGCCGTTTCACCGCCGCCAAGCTGCGCAGTGAACGCACCGGCCGCGAACGCATCATTGATTTCTTGCGCCGCCTTGCGAAATTCCTCCATGGGTTCACGTGTGGATTCGAACACTCGCCGTGCTACGTCTTCGAACGGCCGCATGGCGGCTTGCAACCCGCCTTCCATGCGTGCTCCGGCTTCCTCCGCCGAAACACCCGCCGAAACCCATTGATCACGCAGTTGCGCAAGGCGCTCCCGAATGGTGTCCATAGCCGAACCGGGTGCGTCTCCGGCTTGCAGAACCGATTGCAGATAATCGGCGCTTGCCTTTCCCGCAGCCGCAAAGGAATTACGCACCCCTTCCATATCTGGTGCGAACGCGCGTTTGGAAATTGCTTCTGAGACGCGACCAAGCGTAGCTGAATACTCTTCCGCTGGTGAGCGTGCCGCCTTATAAAGCGTCTCCATCTCGCGCAGCAATTCGTTAAATTCGCGCTGTTGTTCGTTAAGACGCTTTTGTGCTTCCGATTCGCCACTTTGACGACGAGAACGCGCAGCGGATTCACGCGCCGACATATCAGAACGGAGCGCTTGCAGAGTGGCGGAAACACTCTCCCGCGCTTCTCGCTCTGCTTCTACCGCCTGTGCCCGCAAATCCTGTAGCACGCGCGAAGGTCCACCCGTGTCCGATGGTCCTTCCGGTTCAGCACCCGGAGTCGTCTGAAAATCTGGAATCCGAGCGCTGGACAAGCGCCCAACTTCAAGCATCAATTCGCGAATCTTAGCTGTAGAAAGATCAGCCTTGTTAAACAACTCTACCAGTTCTTGCGTAATCGCCGTGATTCGATTCTCTGTGTCGCGGATTTGCGCCGTGCCGCCAAACAAACCGGTTCTGCCCGCATCCTGCATTTCCCGGTATTGATTGCTAAGTTGCGCAAGCCGCTCTTGCAGCGCCGCAATCTGACGATCATACGCCGCAACATTATCAAGTTCACGCTGCAACCAGAATTGCGCTGTATCTTGCTGCGACTCTATTGGAACCGGAAGAATACGGGCACGCTGTCCAAAATCTCGGAAGGCTGATTCGAGACCTTCCGACATTTTTTGAATCCACGGAGCCAAATTAGCTAGCGTGGAATCAAACATATTCGTAATTACAAGACCTAACCTTGCAATTGCATCCCCGGCATCGTCAGACGCCTTAACCAAATCATCGCCTAGTATCAAACCAGCTTCAATTAATCGCTGACGCAAATTCCCACTTTGGTTAGCAATTTCCTGCAAGAGCGGCACCATGCGCCGCCCGCCCCGTTCTCCAAACGCCTCCGCCGCAATGCGCAAAGCCTCAGTTGCCGTTCCGGCTTCCGCCGCGCGGTGCGCAACGTCAATAAACACCGACCACGAATCGCGAACCTCACCGGTCGCGGTCCGAAAGGACACCCCTAAGCGTTCGAATTTCTGTTGTGCTTGTTCCGATCCAGCGGCAGCTTCACCTATCGCCGTAGACAATTTGCCAAACGCTTGTTCCATTTGCTGCGGTTCGATGCCCGCACCAACAGCCAGCCCGCGCAACGCCTGTAATTGTTCGGCAGTCGCGCCTATCTGCTCCCCAATTTCCCCTAAACTTCCAAGTCTATCCAGCGAAGAGATTACGGTATTTATCGCTGTACTAAGAGTTTGGAACGTCAGATAGGCAGCGCCAAATTTAGTAAACGCACTTGCTGCCGTAGAAATTTTATCCTGAAACTGAGTCATCTGCGCTTGCGCGCGGTCAAGTCCTGCCGTTAGCCGCTGAATATTAGCGACTAGATCAAGGGTTAACGTACCAAGCGGCAGACTGACCATTTATCCAATAACCTCCGCGCCGAATGCTTTAGCAAATTCCAACGGAGTCGATTCTGGCTCTTCATCGCCTTTCTTTTGAAACGGCATGAAATCAACCGGATTTTTCAATGGACTATGCAGCGGCCTATTAATATTATAGAGCATTGCGGTAATGGACGCGAAACCATAATCAAACCGCTGATACCCAATGAACTCCGTTTTCATAAAATGCAGCCATTCATTCCACTCGCGCGGCGTCAACAGGTTCTCCAACTCCCCCACCGTTTTTCCGAGCGCCAGAGCGAGCCGCATTCTTAACCGGCGCTCGTCCGAGAGGGTTTTCCTGTTCTTCCTTCTTTTGCTCTTCTGACTTATTAAAGCCATTCAAATCCTGACAGTGATCAACCAATTCCATCAGACCGGGAAGCTTGCTGGCACCCACATTTTCCCGTAGCCAATTCGCCCCTACCGCTCGCCCTTCTTCATCTAGCAACGACCTTCCAACCAATTCCATTGCAAAATCTACGCGTTCAAACTGCTTCCCTGACATTTCCCCGATATCGCCAAGACTCAATTCTTGGAGCGTGATTGGATCATCGCTCCAAGCCTTCACACGCACCTTGCGCGTTTTGCGATATGTGCTCATTATGCCAGCGCCGCCGCAGTGTAATAAATGGGACGGCCGGAGACATTCGCGCCGCTGCTAAACGAAACGCCCTGATCAACGCCGAGAGATTCTCCAAGGCTGTTGATATTAATCAGCATTGCAATAACGCTACCATCGCGCATATTGATAACAAACCACCGATCTTCGCCACCTTCATATGCATTACGCAATTCTTGGTAGCCTTCATCAACGGAGTCATAGAATCCGCCAAACGTAATCGTACCCGGCGCGGGCATGCCCGACACCGTAACGCGCGCCTCATCGCAAAGCGTCGTCACGTCCACAGTAGCGGAAGCCGGAGAATCACGGGAAATCTGGTTAAAACACACTTCCGAAAAATCAAGCGCGTAAACTTTCGCACTCGCAGGCCAATTCGTTTCCCCGGTAGTGTCTGAACCCGCAAGTTCAAACGTGCCAGCCGCGCCACTCGGGTTCTTCACCTTGAAAACCTTGCCATGCACCGAATCCCATCCGACTGCCTCAACGTAAACCCAAACACCCGCCGTGAAATCGGTCATGTTTCCAGAGCCGACCGTAATCACAGCCGGAGCGGCAGCCGTTGCAGCGGTTGCCGCTACTCCGGCATTGCGCGGTGCAATTTCCAGCAAGGCAACCGTGCCTTGGGACGAAATACGTGCCATTTCAGAGCGCTCCTTTTGTCACGAGTTTTGCAAGTTCCCGCTCCGCCACGGTTCGAATACGGGCAATCGCCTTTTGCGAGGCGGAGGGAAGAGCCGGTTGCATGAATGGGCGTGCGGAAATTTTGTCCGTTCCCAATTCATGGAACCACCAATAAAAAGGATCGCGCACCAACCCCTTACGGAGTTTTCGATTACCAGCCTTGCCGGTATAGGCACGCCGACCGGAGCGAACACCAACTTTCGCTGTCACAGACGACATACCGGCTCGACTTCTCAGCGCAATAGCGGCAATGCCTTTCTGCGTGCTTCCGGTATCATAGACATTCGCCGCGCGAACTTTGCGCTTCGCTTCGGCCGCAATTTGCCACGCCCCTTGCCGCAAGGCTTTGCGAATCACTTGCTCGCGGATATTGGATTTCAACAGATTTAGTTTCCTGTTGATTTCCTCAAATCCTTCAAGCCGGATTTCAATTCCTTCTGCCACCCTTACGGCTGCCTTTCCTGCAACGTGTAGCTGACCACGAGTTGAACAGGATAGAATTCACCCTCCGCCGCCGGATCGGGTTCTACCGGACCCGTTACGGAAGTGAACGAAAGTGCAACAGATGGATTATAGCCATCGAACCAAGTTTTCAAGCTATTAACCGCGTTTCTCGCGGGGGTTCCTTGCTGACCGCTCCGCCCGAACGCCACAATAGTTACGCTTCCAATCTCTTCGAAATATGGGCGGCTTCCCATGCTCAGCGGCTCACGACGATCAACCGTATAGACCGGAGTTAACCAGATTTCGGGGAACTCAGTAGCCCCCGCGCGTTCGTCAGCCGTCGCATACAACGGATGCCCAAGGTTAGCTTCCGCGATCCGTGCCACCACTGCCGCTCTAACTGTCTCGCTGCTCATGGGTCAATTGCCCCCTCGCACGAACACCTTATATCCCATAACCGCATCGCCAGCCATCAGCGGATTAGAATAGATCACCGAATGAGACCGACCACGGATTTCCACACGGTCATATTTCTTCGGCTGTACCGGGACTCCCTGCGCTGAAATAGTCAACACAAGGTCGTTTTGTTCAAAGCCACCAATCAATTCAGCCGGTTTCATGCCTCGCGCGAACCCTTTCGACGTAAACGACTGCGAATCTCTTGGAAAAAACACGTACTCAATGCCATGCGCCGCCATGGCAGTTTGAAAATCATACAGAACCCGATCATATATCTCGCTCATTAGCCAAAACTCCCATATGAGCGAGCACTACGATACGAGTCCAAAATTCCCACAAACGGACCAATGGGAGTATCAGCCCAAGAGCTACCAGCGCTAAGCGCCGCCGAATTGCTAATGCCTGTCTGTTCGTATTGAATGGAAATTGCGTCCGGAATTGAAACACTCTTGACGATTGGAGCGCTTGACGTGACGGTTGGCAACGCCGCCGCGCTTGTGCGATCCTGCTGCATGCGGGTAATCTTTACCGCTTCAACAAACACATGCAACAAATCCTCCGGAACGGGATCGAATCCCGCTTCGTAAATAACTTCTAGCTCGTCTTCGCTCGTGGTATATCCACCGATCCCCGGCAACCAAAGTCGCCCGGTTCGAAAATTTAATTTGTATGAGTTCTTGTCATCAATTCCGTTATTCAACCTGACGGAACTTAGGGATATGATCGGGAACCCGCGCAGAAAGAGCGGAAATTCCACCGGAGAATAAAAATTTTCAATCACTACCTGCCGTTCAAGCGGGCGCTGCGTATAACTTTCCATCAGGCGCGTTACTGCCTTGCCCGCAACCATCAATTCATCGTCGCTTTCCGAGCTAGATACGTCCAACGCCGCCTTTAGCTCTTTCAAAAGCATCAACACGGCTCTAGCCCTCCCGCGCAGTGCGCCACGCTTCATCATTTAGCCTATCTGCGGCCCCCGGTGCATCCTCCATTGGCGCTCTTGCCGGGGCGGGAGGCGCGGCTGGCGTGACAGTCACCGCCGGAGCAGTGAACACCCCCGAAGGCCCCGCTGCTTGCCCTCCGGGCCGCGCCAGAGCGGTTTCAAGATTTCGCTGTGCCGATGTAGCCACTTCTGCCGGAACGCTTGTGGCAAGGGCCGTAACGGCTTGCTGTGCCTGTGCTGCGACCGTCTGCCCGGCTTGCTTGCTGCCGTGGCTAGAGCCGATCCAAAAGTTAGTTGCATTACCGAATGCAAGGATCAACGCACCGAGCGCCATGTCAATCAGCCGGGCTTGCCGCTCATCCCAATTCAACGGGTAGAACACCAAGACACCAAGGATACCGAAAAACCCGCATGTCACTATGGTTGTGATGATTGTCGGCCCCCACGCCAACGAACTTCCAGACTTGGCAAGCGAAACCATCGCTTCCCGAGCCGACTTCAAATTCTCAACCTCGCCTTTAAGCGTCTCCAATTGAACGGAAGTCGCAAGTTCATTCAGACGAACACGCGCCTCCGCTGCCTTCTCCGGGTTCGTTCTCGCTAGCTTTTCGATTTCATCCGGCTCACTCGTGCCGAATACGTCGCCTAGAATTTCTTGAACATGCTCACCAACCTCTTCCCCTGCGACCTTGCCCGAGCCGCCACCCACAGCATTACCAATCACCTTGCCCGCAAGCGGAGCAAGGACCGTGATCAATGGCAATAAGGCGAGAAGCGGAATCGCCATCAGCGAGAACCCTGCATTTGTTGAAACAGACGACCAACCATCATCACTACGGCATATGTTCGAATCGTCCACCCCTCGCCGAATTCAACCCAACGTCTCGCCGTCATGTTGTGAAAGGTGCGTTCTTTCTGATACCGGGCAACTGTGCTTGTTATCCTCGATTCGTTTTCTACCGCTCGCCGTGCCGCAGCAAGCGTTATCGGACCAATTATGCTATCTTGTGCTACACCAAGTGACCGTTGCAGCCATATCGTTGCGCGTGGGTTGTCTATACTGCCAAAACCAGCATTAACGCATGCATCAAAATACAAGAGTGCTAATGGAGGTGGCAACTGCTCACATTTCCCTTTGCCCCAATAGTCCCGTAAATAAATTGCCTTGGCTTCTTCCAGCGTTAGGTTACGAATATCAAGGTGCGGGTAAGAAGCTGCACTAATGCCAAATTTCGTACCCTTCAACTCTCCCACACCCTGTCTGCCTCCGGTCCAATTGCCATCATCTCTTGGATTGAGCGACAACTTTCCCTCGTGCCCAATCACCATCCAAAAAGCAAATTCGAATCCGGGAACAGGAGTCATTTACTGTGTTGGTCCTGTACGCGGACGTGCGCGCGAAGAGTCTGCCAACTTTTCCGTTGTTGCTAGTCTACCGCCTTGAATCGTAAAGCTGAAAGCCTCTAGTGGATGACTTACACAACGCAATGGGTTGCATGCCCGAACCCACGTGTTCCATGTATATTCACCATCCAAAAGGCGCGGTATTTCCCTTCGGCGGTTCTCCGTATAGCAACCTGCGTGCGTCAAACCTTCAATTGGTGGAATCGTATGGACCGTCTTGCCAAAAATTTCAGTGTATACCACGATTGGAATATTTTCTTCTACCGAACAAATATATCGTTCAATATGTAGAACGTGATATGTTGGCGTATCTTCTACCGAAACTTGCTCAATACGATCTTCATAAAACGGCTTAACAGGATCAATAATCGCCCAATATAATACAAGCGCCGCTATACTTACCATGACGGCAAGAACGATAAAACTAAGCGACTTTGATCTAACCACGTTTGCGGACATTTTTCTCGCCTATTTGCTGATAACCATTGTTGCTAGCGCAAGCAAAAAACTCGTTAGAATAATAGCGACGATTCCATATACAATTCGTTCAACGTTTTGGTATCTCTCTTTAGAAACCATGTTCTTACTTAGATCGTCAAACTCGCGCTGCAACATGCCTTCCATCCGCTCTAATTTTCCTTCAATGGAAACCATGCGCTCTGTTGCATAGCGACGTTCGCTAACAGCAACTGCGTAATCCTCGCGCAGCTTACTAATCGCCTGCCAAATTTCCCTTACATCCTTCCCCCCTGAGTTTTGCGATTCAGACATTTCCATTTAATCCCCCGCAATGGCGCTCGGTCGGATGCGAAAGAGTCCTTCCGCCGCTCCACCCGGAAAGCCTGAAAATTCCCAACGATACGCATAAACTCCAACTTGCACGGGCATAAACGTGCAAGACGCCTTCCCCTGCGCTGCGGCGATGTTAACCACCAAATCGCCTTCGCTATCCCGAAACGTGCCGTCCGGCTGCTCAACCGTCAACAGAATGCCGGTTGGGTTTTCGGGGGTGCCCTCCGGAGTCGTCACTGTCGCAGTGAGAACTACCGAAGTGCCAATCAGAAATTCACTGACTGCCATCTGCCTCCCCTACGGTCAGCACGCGTGCGGCGGCTTCTGTTACCGTAAACATGGTGTACGGAGCAACAGTTGCCGTGATGAAACGCCATTCGAATTCAGACAAGGTTGGTGCGTGTAATTGCTCATCGGCAACATACTTCGTATGCAATAAAAACTTGGGAGCCGGGCCGAGTGTGGCTCCCGGAGGCCGAAGCGTTGAATTCACACGATATAGCGCCGGGGCGATGTTCTGCCCTGGCGGAATTGGCGCTGGCACATAGGGTGCGCGCAGCACAGTCGTTGATATGATGTGCGGAGCGCGCAAAAGCGGACTACCCTGCGCAATGAACACCGCAGGGACCGAATCCACGTCTACAAGCTTCGGGATACTAAAAATACGCGTTCCAGGCAAAACCGTTGGAATTTTGAGCGTATCAATATCAACTGCTTTTACATGACTAAGGGTTTTATGCGCAGTGACAGACGGAACCCTGATGGTGTCCGCATCAACGTGTTTTATCAGTGCAAATACAGCCGATGCCGAAGCAATCGGGTTCTTAGTGGAATCGGAATCAACGTGCAGCGGCGGAGAAATAGAGGCAACTGAATTAACTGTTGGTACGCGCGGCGTGTCGTCATCCGATAGCTTTAGGATAATAAGCGAGTCGCCAGCATCGAGAGTAACAGCGGGTACGCGAACCGTATCCCCGTCATCATGCACGGATGAAAAGAAAACATCCAAATCTTCGTTGTGTATATTCGCAAAGCCGGAATTTGCTGGTCCGCTACTATTAGCGTAATTGCCCGGCTCTTTGTAAATATAGGGAGTACCAAATGTATCCGAGTCAGAGAGAATCGTTGCTATAATCGCAAGTATTTGCGAAACGGACGGAGCACGCACCGTATCGCCATCAACAAACTTGGCATGTGATATGAATCGCGTGCTAGACGGACCACGGACCGTATCGCTATCCGTCAGCTTGACGGGAGCGACAACCGCCGCACCCGGCGCGACGGTCGGAACCGTCAGCGTATCGCCATCACTCAGCGAAGCCGGAGCAACGCTAATCGCTCCGGGAATTACGGTAGGAGTCGGAAGCGTATCACCATCTGAATATGAATCAAGCAATAGCGACTGTGTATCTTCAAAATTCGGCGCAAACAGATTATCGCCGTCACCATACAGAGCTACCGTAAGAGTCGTGGCACCCGGAACTACGGTTGGGGAATAAAACGACTCATCTTCAACATAATGCGCCGGAGCTATGACGCTGGCAGTTTCTACCGTTTGCGACTTTAACGAGTCGCTATCATCATATTTTGTGAAGGAAAGCACATAGGGTGCCAGAGATGCGACCGGAGGATAAGCAAAATCAGAATCCGTATGCTTGGCATGCGTCAACGTCTTAGAAGCCGACACCGTAGGCACTGAAAGCGTGTCAGCGTCTACTTCCTTGGCTGGTGTAAGTGCATAAACAGCCGCAGCGGTCGGAACACGCGGCGTGTCTGCATCATCTATGCGCGGAGCGGTAGCTGTAACGCTCCCCGGAACCACGGTCGGAACCGTCAGCGTATCGCCATCAACAAGCTTCGTGAGCGTCAGCCCATACGCCCCCGCCGCAACGGTCGGAACCGTCGGCGTATCGCCATCCGTCTCCTTCGTTAGTGTGAGTGTATAAGATGCCGCAGCCGTTGGGACACGCAGCGTATCACTATCAACAATATTATCATGCGTAAGGGCTTGGTCGCCAGAACTTGGAACCGGCAAAAGTGCGAGTGTAAAGACAACAAACGGATCAGTCGCAGCGGCAGAACGAGAAGTTGTCGAAATCGTTGTCGCAGACGATACAACGCGCGTCTCTAGTGCATGCCCGGCATCATTTCCTGCCGTACTCGTAAGGGCAAAGCGGTGAGTCCAACTGGTTGAAGGCGTTGTTGAAATCGCATCATCATCACCGCGACCGGCAAACGACACCGCCAGCCGATTTGCACCGGTTGTTGTAATACCGGCAGCGTTGCCCGTCATGGGCGTACCGGTGCCAGAATTTGAACGCGCGTCTTCGTATGGAGTCGCGTTCGTGACACATCCCGAAAAAACCGCTATTGAGGCAGATAGATTTTCGCCTGTGCCACTTCGCAAGGGTGCGGTGAAAGTCGGATTACCATCACCAACCTGCAAACGTCGCCAAAACAAAGAGCCTGCAAATACCGAACCTGTCTGATTTCCGATCAGGTTCCAACCGGCACTAGCTGTGATGTTCGAATCAACGTCATCAACAGTCACCAACGCCAATGCAATATCGTCTGCCTGCCAACCGACAGGTAGAGAAGGCGTAACCGTTGTTCCGGAGGCAACACCCGTTAATGACGCACTGCCAGCCCGATATGATGGAGGCCCGGCAATCGTAAAATTTTCAGTGAAATCAACATACCACGGGATGGTTGAATCAAAAGAGACGCCAAGCCAATCCCCTACTACACTGCCGCCGGTATCCGGAGCCAAATAAACTTTGACAACGATTCGATCACCACTAGAAAACGACACACCGGCTCCCGGCGTGGCACTAAAATCGTGATTGGACCAAGACACCGCGAGCCGAGCATCATCAGTGGCAGTAACAACTAGTGTTTCTGTACCACCGGAATCCCGTTTGTAGACCTTTGCTCGAAATCTCCAATCAGCGTTGTTCGGATTACCACCAGAAATCCGAAATGACACTGACCCGGATAACGTGAAACCAGCGGCAAGCGTACCAGAGACAAAATCCTCAATTAAAACTTCCGAGCCTGAGCCGAAGTCATTACTAAAATCTTCATCCGCCCCTTGTTGGGACGTGTCAGCATCCCGGTATCCCGCAATACCGGATGTTGCCGTACTGTTAAGGTATAACCGGGTAGCTATTTTTCGTCTCCCTCACTTACCTAAAAGTACGAAAGAGACCAGCCGACAAAGGCTTAGCGGGCAAAGATACCTGCCCGCTAAAATTTAAAATGCGCTACACCGCACCAAATATTAAAGATCGAAGATACCCGCCGCATCCCACGTAAGGTTAATGGCACCACCGTTTGGTGTGACCGGCAAACCACCAACGCCAGTGTCGAAAAATGCCACCATGCGGGAAGTAGCATCCGAACCAGTATCAACGTAAATAAGCAAAGCAACCACCTGCGAACCCGTCACGTTTGCAATACTGATATCATCAGCATCAAACGTTCGGCCCGTAAATGTCTTGCCAGCAAGATTTCCGCTGCGAATCACAATATTTGCAGTGGTAAGTTCCGAAATGAACGTTTTCGAGTCAAGATAGCCGTGCGACGCTGCCAAAAGCGCCACCTTAATATTTCCAGTAAGCGCCGAATTGGCGGAAGCCTGCATGATAGCAGCCTTCCAATTCGGGTTAATGCTGTTTGCCATAGGTCTAGCTCCCCTTATCCTCGCAAAAACCGACTGCTATTGCGCCGTAACAGTCTAGGCCCCGCCTTCCCGTGTAGCAACGTTGCCGTTCGTCCCGGAGGGGGCGGAGGGGGCGGAGGTGGCGGGGGCGGAGGCGGTTCCGTGTCATCCAACGGCCACGCCTCAACCGTAATGCCCGTTGTATCGTAAACACCCGAATATTGGGAATAGACTTGGTGAATCTGGCTGCCGGGCGAAAGCTGGACTCCTTCGCCATAAGTGTTCGCATACCCCCAACGAACTTGCCAGATTAGCGTTGTCGCTCCGTAACGAGCATGCGCACGAATGCTGTAGTTTGTGCGGTTGGTCCGCTCAATATCATTTTGCGCAGGCCCCCACGATGGATCAACCGTGCCTGCCTTATAAACCCCGTGCTCGCCCACGATATAGCCACCGGCATTCTGCCGAACGGCCGCGTCACGGCACATTTTAGCTACAATGTCGGCCTCAGCTTGATTAACGACCCACATTTTAGAATCGTTATTCGGGTTTGTAACTTGCGCCGGATAATAATGGAACTCCATTAACCAATTTCTGTCGTTATTCGGTGGACTCCAATCTGTCCACTGCGTGTAAGCGTCATATGGATTATTCCAACCCGGCCCTTGCAACGCTAGCGTATGATCAGGAAAATGGGACCGCATGGTTGGATAAACAAAATCATTCAATAATTGCTTAATTCTAGACCAATCGCGCGTGGCTTCATTATCATAAGCGATAAGAATGTTCGCAGGATCAACATTGTTGAACTTGTTCGCAAGACCTTCGATATATCCGGAATACATCTCCGCACCCAACGTATCACCGAACGCATCAAATTCCGAGGCATTATCTCGCCAAGTCGGTTGACCTTGATTGCCACCATGGAAATATTTTCCACCATTCGTGGCAAAATGCACTCCCATGTCAGCGGAAGCTTCACACTGCCAACGCCAAATCGCTGAGGCTCCGCTTCCCTGTTTATAAAAATTCCAATGAATCACACGAAATCCGACTCCCATATCTTGGGCACCGGATTGAAAGGTTTTTCCCGGAAAACGAACCCGAATTACATCATGCCTATTTCGCTCAACAGGAAAGGAAGATATTCCGTTGCCATTTCTCTGTTCACTGCTGACCACGGCATATTTTGTCGTAAAAATTGGTATAGTAACCCCGAGTATGGTCGCGGTTACAGCTTCATTAAACCACCCACTAGGCCACGAACCGGGTTGAGCGTCTTCAAACGCCATCACAACCCATTCACCAACGGCAGGAACATAGCTGTTTGCCTGTCCTGCTCCCGTTGTTGTCGTGCTGCCGCAGATAAATTCAAGCGTGTCTGATTGCGCAGTACGTCGCACAAGCTGACAATCAAACATATTATTATCAAACCAGCCCCACCATCCCCGAGCCAAATGAAATGCAAATTGATTACGAATCATTTGCGTTCCACGAGAATTAGCCACTTGTGCGGCCACATCGAGCGGATACGCACTGCCGGGCGCACCGTTCGAATTAAACCAGCCATCAAACTGGATATTAAATCCGGGCCGCAGAGGGGTTTGCTTAAAGGCTGTCATGTATCACCCGACAAGGTTCATGTAGCGAAGAGTCGTATTCAAAGGGAACTTAGCCGCATTAAATTGTGCGTTACTGCTCCATGCCCCTGCCGGTTTGCTTACTGACCCTGTATGCCAATTGTCTGTAATCATCGAGTCCAAACCCCGATGATCCGTAGTCATTCCATAACTAAACCAAACCTCTGAATTGGTTCCTGTTATATTTCTAATGAATGTTATATCAATGTTATTGTTATCAACAATTGAAGCACCAGTTGCAGCCGTAAAGCCTGTGGTATCCCACACAGAAAAATTATTACCGGCTGAAAATGCCCCCGGCATAACCAAGCTACTACCCTTGTCATGCGTCACATTGACGCGCAAACGATTGCCGTTTGACGTTCGATTCACTGTGTTGATGCGCGGTCCTGTCTTTGGGAGCCACGACAAATCATTGTGCGCATATCCATTATCATGCAGCCATCGCGACAAGGCAAACCCCATTCGCCGGGCTGCCACCGCATTGCCCGGCCCGTCCCAATGGCTACCGTCGCCTGTGGTATCGCTGCATCCACCCTCCGCCCGATGCGTATTGCGTGAGGCATTGGCAATTTGGTCAAAGTGACTAGCCCGTATGGTATCAATCGCATCGCCTTGCGTCCACCTATATGGAATATAGGCAAGAAAGATCGGGCTTTGCGCTACACTGCGACCGGTCCATGAACGGTAGCGATCCAAGAAATTGGTATGCGCAGCGTGCCAAACCGGTAGTTCATTTGCTGGCTTTTGCTGCGGATATTCTGTGTGTCCATCCACCAATAGAACCGGCGTGTTAGCGCGTCCATCGGATGCGATGTTGTTTAAAACATACTGACGGAAACCAAGCCCATGCGCGACCAACGGCCAAGAGGACGGATCGCTTTGATTAAAGCCGCGTGCTTCAAACCATGGACTATAATCAACCGGACTCCGAAAAGTATACAAATCCGTGCCACTCGCAACGGTATACGATCCGTCATCCTCCCACCGGTCTAGATGGCTAATAACCTCCGGAATACCGGTCAACACTCGCACAAGATCAGAAACCATCCACCACGCGCCATCCACCCAACCGGATTCACCCATGATCAGCATATTGGATTGACCGCGCCCAACGACATGCACGGCGGGTGCGGGATTTGCTCCCGGAGTACCACCGCCACCACCACCCGCCGCAGGCAGAATCGTAACCTGTCCGCTATCAACCTGAAAATTAAAGTCGCTAGTATCCATGACCTTGATAAAATCACCACTCTTCAACAACGTAGCGGTAATCTGAACACTGCCATTCGTAGCAACGGCTGTCGGGCTGCCGCGCCATGCCCATGTTCCGTTTTCAACAACCACCCACGACACGCTTGTTAAGCCCGTACTCGTGATTGTTGTTGTCCATTGCACACCAGCCCCCGCGACCTGTTCTTGAATGGTGCCGGGACTGCTAGGGGAAAAGCTCATACTGCGTTGCGGAGGTGGAGGCGTGCCAGAACCCGGAACCCAAATCGTCACATAATCAATGTAAAGACTTGCCGGAGAGGGAGAATTAGAGTTAGGGAATCCATACCATCCGGACTCACTGCCGACAAATGTTGCCGGGCCAAAAACCACTCGGTCAAGCGTATCCGGGTTATTATCCCACCGCCATGGACGATTTCCGTTATCCGACAATTCAACGCCATCAATCCATACATTGAATGTCGCAACTTGCTGTCCATTTACCGTGGAAAACGTGCGACGAAAATCCCAAACATGATATTGAGTTAGATCAATGTTATATTTATCAACCGACGAAGAATCATGTTGAGCGGATTCCCACAGCCAATGAATCGCAGTCGCATGACGCGTCTTCATGCCGCCGGTATCACCGGAAGGCATTTCCATGATATCAAATTCACTATGCGGTACTATTGATTGATTGGCAGGCCACATGAGCATATACGCACCGATGCCGGGTGCAAACGCATGCGACCAACGGGCACGGATGCGGATATGGAATTCTCCGTACCCCGGATGATAACCATAGGATGCGCTTGGGTCAGTCGTGATCCCCTGCAACCATCCTGTCACCATCCAGCCATACGGACCACCACGATAGACTTGCAATTCAGCAACGCTATCGTGAACGCTAATTCCGGCACCATTATCCCACTCTGCCGCCGGATTCCCGTTGCCGTCGCGGTGAGCCGGACCACCGAAACCGGCATGCTTCCACTTAGAAGAGTCCAGCGAAGTCCCGTCAAAATGGTCGGTTACATCTATTACCCAACCAGATGGAATAGGCGACACACCGCTTCCGGTAGTTTGAACGTTGATTGTGACACCACTGCTCAGCGCACGTAGCGTATCATCATTCACTTTGCGCACAATAACATAATCACCTGTAGCGCTAAACGTCACAGTAATTCCGGTTGTCGTCGCACCAGCGGCTATATTCTGCGTGACCCATCCACCGCGAGCAACATTCGAAGCGGTAAAAACCGCATATTGAAATTGGGAGAGACCGGACGTAACAACGTTCGTTGTCCACTGCACAGTTGTTCCGGCAGTCTCCACCGTATAAGTTCCGGGGTTAGTCGGATTTAGAGTTATCGTCTCTGTCGGCAAGCCGGGACCGGGAGACGTGCCAAGATAGGTTTGTGCTGCATTCCATGTCTGCGTATGTTCGGCAGACGCGTGCGCCGCGCCATAAAGTGCAGCAATATACATACTACCAACAAAAGAACCCCCACCAATGCCGCCAGCCCATGGCTGATGACCAAAGGAGACGTTCCAATCACCACCACTTGGCAAATTTTCGTTGTGTACTGTCCCGGTCGGAACGGTCAGCATCGTTCCATTGAGGGAAAACGAAACCGTGCCATCTGCTTTGATCGTATAGCCGAAAAGATTGTCACCGTTTTTCGTAAATGTCCCGTTTTGTGCCTCTAAGAAGACTTCCGCGCCACCTAAAGAACGGCTTACGATGTAAGGTCTACCGTTCGTGCTAATTCCAAACTGCAAAAGTCCATTCAGATTAGACCAGCTATAATAAGCCATCAGTACTTTACGTTCTGTCGGATTTGTCCCGGCATTGCGCAACAGAAAATACAGCGTGCGCGGAGCGCGCTTGCTGCCTGACATAAGAACAGTAAAATTTCTAGGGGTAGATGTTTCATCCACACCCCACATGCCATCAGTGCCATCAAACGACCCGGCTTGACGCGCGCCAAAAGTCGCCAGACTCGGCCACGATGCATGCGCTGTATCGCCGCTATCAGACTCTAAATGGTAGTTGTTACCGCCAGCATCTTCTACACGGAAAAATGCCGAACTTGATAGCGTCCGCTTATTGGAGTCTGAAAAATCAAAGAGCGCATTTCGATTGGTTTCAATCCACACGGATGGAGTCGGGGGCGGACCCACCACCGCGCGCTTCAAGAATCCAGCCTTCAATGCGGGAAACAACATTTACGAAGTCTCCCCCGCTGCCTCGACATAAAGAGTCCCGCTGATCGAATAACCGAACAACGTAGCGCGACGCCCCGCCGCAATCTGTGTATGGCTATCCGGGCTGTAATGCCCGCTCAGAGTCACGACTCCGGTGCTGCGGTTCTTTACCAAGCACGAAAAGCCTTCCTGCGCAGTGGTTGGCATGGTCAACGTTAGCGCTGCCGTGCAAATGATCGTCCGGTTGTTATGCGCCGTCGCGGTAAGAGTCGTGTTCGTGTTCAGATAAACCGGAGTCGGGCGGAAGCTGAGAAGATTCGACTGCATCCATGTTGACAAGCGCGCACCAAGTGGTGCTCGCACAATTTCGTCTGTGCTTTGACGAATTAGCAACTCATCCGTATCAGCCAATGTGCCAGCACTGCTCAGAGCGCTAGGCGGATCGCTTTTCCCAACAATCCAATCCCAAAATTTTGTTGCTGGCGCTAGAAAGTTATCCCATGCGGGACTACCGCCAGTAGGTTTCAGGATTCCGACCGCATCCGAATCCGTGAAATCGCTAGCTGATGTAAACTGACTCTGCTTTCTGTCGGCCATTAGTGCGTTTTCCTATCGCTAATGGCTTGCAGATTTGTCCCAACCATAAGTTCCCACGCTGTGGAACCGGCTGCGGCTGCAAGCTCCGGATGTTCGTTCGTGTCCTTTGTAGCGAACCACAGCCCGCTAAGCAAAGCGACAAAATCCCCGGCCCGGTATGTCTCCCCCATGACGTATTTCCCGCGATAATTGGTATTTGTATAGCCGGGTTCGCCACGCTCGCCACGTTCACCAATACCCGTAAATCCTCGCTCTCCCCTTGCCCCTCTAGGGCCGGGCTTGCCATGCGGAATTTTAATCACGTATTCCTCTTCATTGCTGAGGAACAAAACCAGTTCCGTGTGATCCTCACGCGGCGTACTTTCGACACCAACAATGCCGATTCCATCGGTGCCACGCTCGCCCTTATCGCCCGGATCGCCCTTGTCTCCCTTGTCACCCTTATCGCCTTGGTCTCCTTTATCGCCCTTGTCACCCTTCGTGCCATCGCGCCCCGGATCGCCCTTGTCTCCCTTGTCACCCTTCGTGCCATCGCGCCCCGGATCGCCCTTGTCTCCCTTGTCACCCTTCGTGCCATCGCGCCCCGGATCGCCCTTGTCTCCCTTGTCACCTTTGTAACCCCGTTC